GCAAACGTAATTGCACCCGTCATTGTGCCGCCAGTTAAAGCAAGATAGTTGCTTGACGAAACATAAGCCACTAACCATGCACTGCCAGAATAAACTTTCATAACACTGCTTGCACTATTCCAGTACAGCGCACCAGTAAGTAGCGCATTGCCGTCATTATCAAGCGTTGGGTCAGACGTTTTTGAGCCTAAATATCTATCATCAAATGAATCATAAGCGGCTGCGGCGGCTGTTGCACTCGAACCTGCGGCTGTTGCGCTTGAGCTTGCTGCATTAGCTTGCGTGACAACATAATTTGCAATAGATACTTGATTTGTAAAACATGGCACAAATCGAGTACGCCACCCACCATTTCTTAAACCAGTTGTTGCGTTGTCATCGTCGGTAACGGTTGATCCATCACCGCCAACTGCAACGTCAAATGTTACACTGCCCGTCATAGTAATTCCTTAATTTCGTAAGTTGTTTGGTATCTTGTGTTATATGGTTGCGATATTGGCGACAATGCGCGTAAACGCCCCAAAAATGAACGCCTTTGCAAATTTAATTCGTCTGAGCTGTCCCAAATATAAAGCACTTCTAAATCTGTGCCTGATATTTTCATAATATCATTATTTAAAATTGATTCAGCATAAGTTAGATGGTCAAGCGTAAATTGTGCAATACGAAAACTCTCACGCCTATCAAAAAATTCTGCACCCGACATGGCGGTATCAATAATGGTGGGTGATTCATAGCCGATTGACGCGCCTAAATTCATATTTAAAACAGGTTGATAAGTTGAACCCATAAAAATACGACCTAATTCAACATAACCGTCGCTGTTTGAACTGTCAAAAAATTCAATTTGATAATATTGCGCCGAAACAATGCTGGGAATTACATAAATTAAATTTTTAGTGTAATAAGCTATTTCTTCATCGGTTGGTGTCAAATCCCAAAAATGTGGGTCTTCCCATTCATAAGTACCATAAGGTGAGCTTGGCCATACGTCAAGCGTTCCCGAATCATAAACTAATGTTGTATATGCACTGTCTGAATAAACGCGATAACGCCATGATGCTGCAACTGTTAAATTATGAGCAATAACACCGAGCGTTGAAACAATCCGATCAATATCTAATGCAAAACGTAATTTAGTAGAAGAATTTGCAGCGTTGGTTGAACGTGCTTTTTTTGATAATTGACGCGTTTTTATATTTGTTAATGGCAGTGTCGTTGACCATGAACCATAAGCCGCAAAGGTAGCTGCATCAATTCTGTTTTGATAACCAATAATTGTGTTGCTCATGTTATCCCCAAAGCGTTAAAGTAGCGCGGTTTTTTGAATAATCCGACTCAATGCCAATAATTTTAAATAGTTTACCAGAATTTAAGCCAAAACGATTCATTGTTATATTCACAACATTGTTTAAATCAGGCAATGTACTTGTTAAATCTAATGCAATGGTAACCGTGTACAAATCACGGTTTATTTTGTACAAATTTAATAATCGTGTTGCTTCAGTTTGAGCCGCTGTTGCGTCAACAAGTAGCGATTCTTTTTCGATAGTTGCTGCCAATGTATATTGTGTTTTTATTGCAGCATCTTCGGCTGATTTCATTAACGATGGCAATGCTAAAATGTTTCTACGAGCCGCGGTAACTGCACCAGCTAAATCAGGGTCTTGTATATTATAATTTTTTTGATAAGTTAAGTTAACGCGCCATGCTGGAATTCCTTTATCGGTATCGTTTGTTCTGCCATGTTCAATTGAAATAATATTATTCGCATCAATTTCAAGTGCTGCACTTCCTGTTGGTGCTGTGAATAATCCCATCCGCAATGCACCAAGCGCATCAAATCCAAAATATGCACCAATTGATTGTGCTACTTTATCCATTACTGACATTGCACTATCCGCACCATCAACCCATATTCCTACAACGCTACTATTTGCTGTGTCTAATGCTGTGACATCACTTGCATTTATATCTCCCGATGCAACACCTGCTTTTAATGCTATTGCTTTTAAAACTTGCGCCACTGTTCTATTTGCAGATGTTGCTCCTTGTTTGGCATCACACGTCAATAATCCAGCAGGCAATGAGCCAACACGAATATAGCCTAATGCTAGACAAGTGCTATATTTTCCCGATGGTGGGTCATGTGCTTCAAGATTTGCAACGTTTGTTTCGTCAGCATGAAAAGTTAATGCAATACCTTTATCATAAACTGCATCAACTGATGATATTGCGCCGTCATTTATTTGATATGTTAATTTTGAGCTATTAACCATAATTGGTGCGATATTAAACACCTGCCCATATAATAATGGCTTTGGTGATTTTGCAATATCGGCTACACCTTCAACGCCATTAGGCAATGAATTATTGCCAGCATAAAGCGTTGTTTGCAGTGGCATATCAACAATGGCTAATTTATCTCGCGCTAATATGGTCACTTTTGAAAATGTAAATTCTACCTGTTCCATTGTTCCATTAAGAATAGTAGTAAATGCTGAATAAGCATCACCTTCATTTCCAATTTTAATGACAAGTGATCTGCCATCAAACGAATAAGGCAAAATATAATCTAAACCACCATCCACGTTTGATAATTCAACTGCACCATAATTCACTCTGCTTGCACCGCTTGTTGTTCCATTGCTGTAAAGTGTTCGGCTAATTGATGCAGGGTTTACAATTCTATCGTCATAATAAGTATTTGCAGGCGTATCAGACGGTTTTGTGGTGTAAGGCTGTGAACAATAACGCAGCGTGGCTGTCGTTCCTGCTGCGTCAATTGCCGCGACTATTTCAACAAGATATATCATGCTGCCGCCTCAAGTTTAGCTTTGCGTGAAATGGTGTTTAATTCTTCTTTCATGCCTTGCATCTCATTTATCAATGCCACGTTTGCATTAGATTGCAGATTCACCAATGCTTTTAATTCAATAATCTGTTCTTTCAATAATGTACTTTGATCGTCAATAGCATTGCCAATTGAATCAAATAAACCAGTGGTTTGTGAATGGCTTGTTACGTTAGCTGGTGAGCTAAAATTAACCAATTCTGCGCCTTGTTCGCCAACCAATGATAACCCGCTTGCCATGCCGCCATTGGCGTAAGGTTTTACGGTAATATCTGACATAGCGTTAGATAAGGTAATTGCCGACACAATATCTGAAACAGTGCTTGGTGCTGGATTATACGAGGCGTTTAAATCAAAAGTTTTTATAGGATTAATTGAATCTACACCATAATTCATATCCATATTAGATGAGCGCAATGAATTTAAATCTTGCGCTGCTATTGCCATTGCTTGAGCTTGTGCTGCTGCTGCGCTTGCTGCTGCTGATACTGCTGCTGCTTGCTGGTTAATAATATTGATTTCGCTTTGTGCAATGGAATCTTTAATGCTTGCTAATAAATCAACGTTCATTTGTTTAGCGGCTACAAATGTTAAATCCGCAGCAATATATGTATTAACCGCTGTTGATAATCTTGAAATACTACCATCAACTGTATCAGTTGAAGTTTTTAAATCAACCAAGTTTTTATTTGCTGTTTCTGCTGCAGTTAATTGCGAATTCATTATTGTTATTTGTTCATTAGTTTTTGCAAGTGCATCAGATACATTTTGCGCTACAAGTGCTTTATCTTCTTCATAACGAGTTGTATCAATAGATGATTGTTCTTTTAATGCTGTTTGATATTGTTTAATAGATTCATCAATGGACAATGCTGTTCCATCAATTGACACCAAACTATTATCAGCAGATTCAGCCGCAGTTAATTGTTTGGTTAATATATCAATTTGGCTATCACTTGCGCCTGTTGCTTTATCAAGCGCGTTTAAAACCGATTGATAATCAGTTTGATACATTGCACCAGTTGCGTTGTATTTTAAAGATGCGTCTAAAAATGCTTTTGCTGTGCTTGGTAAATTAGTTAATGCTTGCTCATTTCCACTAGCTGCCAATATATTTGCATCTTCAAACGCTTTTTTAGTTGATTGATAAACTGATTCTGGTGAACCTTGTGGTGTACCAGCTCCCGTTATTTCGTTTCTATAATCTTTTAGGCTTTGTGATATGCCTTTAAATTTATCACGCAATGAAACAAGTGAATTATAAGCGTTTTGAAGTGCTGTTTTAGCTGTGTTAACCGTTTCTTGAATTGCTTTTGTTGCATCATCACTGCGTGTTTTTGATGCTGATAAAAATGCTTTTGAAACGTTTGTCATATCTTGCAACGCTTGTTCATTTCCATTTTTTGCAAGTTCTGACGTTTTTAAAAATAACGTGCGAGCATTATCATAATCTGATGCTGTACCATTTAATTCATCAAGATAAGATTTAAGTGTGGTAGCAATATTCGCATATTTATCACGCATAGCAACTAACGATTTATATGCCGTATTTAATTCTGTAGTTGCCGCATTTAATTCAGCCATTGCATCCGTTAGCATATTTAATGCTTGAGTATAACTAGCTGTTGCACCGTCCATGCCTTGCATTGCTTTTTCGCGCTCAAGCCTTAACGCTTCTTCTTTTGATGCTGGATCTAATTCGCCTAATTTTTTTAAAATGTTTATGCGTTGATCTGTAGATTTAACAATTAAATCTTGTTCTTTTTTAATGTTTGCGTTTATTTCAACGGTTGCGTCCGTTACATATTTTGCAGACTCATTAGCAACTGACGCAAAATCACCAGCCATACCAATCAATTTTGTTAATATGTAATTTCCAGCCTCTGTGGTGTCTTTTGCGGCTTCATTAACAATATATTTATAAACATCGATTGCGTCTTTAGCATTGCTTGTTAATTTAGGCATATTTATAAACCCTAATGACCACAAGTTTTTCTGCATTTTAGATGCGTTTGCATTGGCTAATTCTTCAGGCGATAACATTGACTGCATAAAATCATTTATTGAAGAATTAAACGCACTTAATCCGCCTGCTGCATTTATCATTTTTTCTGTTAATTGAACTGAGCCTAATCCAATTTCACTCAATCCGAATTTAATATCATTTAGATTTTTAAGCGCATCAAGTAATTCTGATGCTGTTCCTGATAGATTAGACATAATATTGTTAATGTCAGTGAATCCATCTGTTGCAAGTATAGACTCTCTAACTAATTCAGCTTCAACATCACCTTGTTTTTCTTTTATTTTTGTATAATCAATAGCAACAATACCAACCGCTGCAAGTTTTTGTTGTGCTGTAACAATGCCGTTTGACGTTCTTGTTAACGTTTCTAAATAACCTTCACCAATACGTTGGAAATTTTTAAAGCGCGGGTCAAGCATAGCCAAATCGTCACCAAATTTATTAATTGCCGCTTTGAATATTTCTTCATATTTTGTTGGGTCTTTTCCAAGTGGAATTTTTCCAAGCGATACAGTGTATCCTTTTAATGTATCAACAATACCTACATTTCCTGTTTGTTTTGAAGCAATAGCAATAGCGTTATACATGCTTACAATTGTATAAGATATTGAATTAGCTATTTCATCACTTAACGCAGTGTACTTTGTTTTAATTTCTTGTTTAACAGATTTAAACATTCCAAAGAAACTGCTTTTTGTTGTGGTAACTAAAACATCTACATAAGTTTGTGCGCCCTTAATTCCTTCGGTAACAATTGAGCCTAATGTTTGATCTATAAATTTAATTCCCGCACCAGCAAATTCTTTTTTTACAGATGTTTTTGTAAAGAAACCACCCAATAAACCAAATACTAATAAATTAACTAAATCATTTGAACCAAGAGGGCTATTTGATGATGTTGATGTTCCAAATTTCATGCTCGAAGTTATTTGACCAATATCAATATTCAATTGTTTGGCTGTCATAGACACCATAGCATCCATTGATGTGGCTACTTTTTCCATTGCTCTAAGCATACCCAATGAATAATCCAAATCTGCTGATGAATTATTTTTTAATGCTTCTAATGAATTAGCAATTGAGTTTGAATATTCATCTTTTCCTAAAACACTTGTTTTTAATGATGCGCTATATTTGTCTTGTTGTTTTTGTTCATATTCTGCACCTGTCATAGTTGGCGCACTGCTACCGCTTCCAGCCATTGCAACACCAATTGCAAGCATAAACGCCAGCATTGCTGCACCTGTAGCAAAGCCAATAGGAAATGGTGCTGCTGATGCTTTTGCGACTGCCTCTGTTCCTGCCGCTGATGCTTTAAGTCCATCTGCTGCAACGTTTGGCCCTACCGATGCTGTATTGGCTGATGTTTGTGTAAATAATCCGGTCACATAAGCACTGACTTTTGTTCCGATATTTGCAATTTCTTTAGCCATTGAAATAGCAGATTGAGCCATCTCAAACGCGCGGAAAACTTTAGTAGCAACGCCTAGCGCGTTATATCCTGCTGTGCCTTTCTTAAAGAATCCTTGAGCCGCTGCTGTCATATCGCCATAAGACTTAATTTGCAATTGCGATTGCTTTTGATTTGCGTCAGAAATAGCTTTATCTTTTTTAACTTGATCGCCTTTTCCATCATTGAGCTTTTGAATCTCAAATAATTGATTTTGCAATCCATCAGCAATGGCAGTTTGTGATTTCTCATAAGACGCCATTGCAACGCCTAACCCACCGACTGCACTGCCTACACTACCAAATGCGTCAGCGAGTCCTGTTGCCGCTTCTTTTGCCGCGTCAAGGTTAGCTGTAAGTATTGCCATTTGAGCTGTTGACGCTGTGTTAGCGGCTGTCTGAGCGTCATCTATAGCTTTAATGGCTGCTAATCTATCATCATTGGCTTTTTTCTCTGCGTCTGATTTAGCTTTAATATCAGATTGAGATGATGTTTCGCCTATAATTGCCTTATCAACTTGCAAACTGGATATTTGAGTTTTTAATCGTAATTGTTCAGCCAGTGTTAAATTGTACTTGTCTGCATTGTCTAATTCAGCTTGTGCCGCTGCGATCTTAGCGTCAATAGTTTCTGCGCTTTGATTAGTTAGCGCGTCGCGTATTTCTTTTTCTTTTGCTAATAGTGCATTGGTCGCATTTTGCGATTCGTTTAATATGCGTGATTTTTCTTCGTAACTGGTTGCGTGTTGATATTCAATTGACGCTTTGTCAATAATGGATTGTTTTTCTGCCTCAATCCCAGCCAGTTTAGTTTGTTGTTGTGCTGCAAATAACTTGCCTGCGTTTTCTGCGGCTGCTACTTGTGCGTTAAGTTGTTCGTTGAAATAACGCTCTGCTTCGGCTAAATCTTTGGTTGCTTGCGCTGCTTCTTTTTTAGCCGCTGATTCTTCTTTAGTTAATTTAGTTTGTGCCGCTGTAATATCTTTATGAAAATATTTTTGATGTATCTGCTCTTTCATTGATGCAGTTACTTCACCATAAGTATCTTTAGCCTCTTTTAACGCTTGGTTTTCTTGTTGTGCGGCTGTTCCAAATTCTTTAACTCTTTTAATTTCTAAATCTCTTAACCGTATAGTTTCATCTTGAGATTTTTGAACGGTTTTATCATTTTTAATTTTTTCTGTGGTATTTGCAGCCTCAGCATCAGCAAGTTGTTTTTGTCTTTTTAATTGGTCAAGCATAATTTGCTGCTGCATATAAGATTCATTAGCTGCCGCATAAGACGCACTACTTTTATTTTCTGGTATGTTTTTCTTAGCTGCTGCAACACTAACTTCTAAATTTGCAATTTGTTTTCCTACACTTGTGCCAAACCGTTCAGTTAAATAATCTATTGATTTAATCATGCCAGAAACAATGTTTCCCAATATTCCACTGGCTTTGTCATTTAATAAAACATCTTCAAAATTGTGCCATGCCTCACCTAGCATATCTACTTTTCCGCCAAGTGTTTGCATTTTATTTGCACTTGCGTCAACTGCACTGCCACCCATTGCGTGAATTAAATCTTCAATGACTGGGCGTGTTATTTTGCCTGCCTCCATCATCTTTAAAACTTCAGATGTTGTTTTTCCAGTTACTTGTGAAAGCAATGAATAAATAGGAATACCGCGTTCAATTATTGAATTTGCATCTTCTGCTTGAAGTTTATTTTTTGCGTATGCTTGCCCTAATTGTCGAATAATCCCAGATAATGTATCTGCATCACCGCCAACTTTAGAAGCAATATTAGTTAAATCTCTCATAACTTGAATTGTTGGTTCAATACCAAAATTCTTTAGCATCATGTAGGACTTTGTAATCTCTTGAAGTGATTGTGGTGTTTCGCGTGAAATCTTTTGAATATCTGCCATTGCTTTGGCAGCCATTACTGAGCTACCTGTCACAGATAACAATTGCGCCCGCATATTTTCAAATTCAATATTTATTTTTAAAATATCTCTAGCAAGTGACGCAATACTAATGCCAGCAAGTGCGCTGCCTGCTATTTTTGCAACACTACCTAAACTACTCAAAGCACGTTCACTTCGCCCTGTTGCTTGCTCCATTGCAGTTAAATTGCGCGTGGCTGTTACTGCACTGGTCGAATCGACTGCGACTTGAATGGAATAGGTATCTGTTGTCATTTTTTCTTGCTCCGTTGTGCGATTTGCTCGGCTTGGATTGTTAAGTAAGCACTATCAAGGCGCATAATAGCACTTACTTCTAATGGTGTTAATTCAATATTGGTCAATCGTGACCAAGCGTCAATCTCACTATAACTAATTGGATTTTGACCAAATCCATTGCTGGAACGTGTGCGGCTTAATTCACCAAACCACGACCAGCAATGCCTGTAATTTTCTGGCATAGGTAGCGACTTATAATCGTCTGGTATCTCATGCCCCATTGCAACAATAGCTTGAGCTTCATCGCGTAAACTTGACCCGTTATCATTTGTTTTGCTGAGTTCAAACTCGCGTTTGCCAAACGTAACAAGGTCATCAATTAGGCTTTGGTGAAGTTTCCCAAGTTATTACTTGCCTCAAATACTTGTTCACGCAATTCACTATTACGCTCCATCAAAATCAAAGCGTTCTCATGTGAGTATGGTTCAGTAATGCCGCGCCACCCAACAACACGAATTGCTGCTGCATCAATACCAAATTGCTCATCATCTTCAATTGTGCGCTCAATTTCTTTGCCGCGTTTTGCCGCTAACTGGTCTTGTGACTTTCTACGATTAAGTGTTTTGCGAACCCAATCCTGCACCTTAGGTGCTTGTGCGCCTAATACGGTTACAAAAACGCCTGTGTCGCTTCCGTCAGGTCTTAGGTATTCAAACTCGTAAGCGTTTTCTGACGCGCTAACTAAATCTAAATCAGCTAATGATAAACCTTTATTTTCTTTGCTCATGTTCGTATGTTCCTGTTGATTTATAAAAAAATACCCACGCCTGCAAAATTACAAGCGTGGGTAATTGTAGCACTATTTTTAAGCGAGCGAATCTTGTACCATGATTGTTGTCGCTAAATTAGCCGCTGCACTGCCGCCCGCTGTGTTTTTCAACGCAGTGAATGGGAATGTTCGAGTTAAACCAGACGCGCCATCGGTAACATCAGCACCACCAACTTTAACGCGTGACATGGTAAACACAACAAAGTCTGCTGTTGCAGTGCTATCTGTTGTCAACGCAACCACGATTGATACTTCAGTTTCGTTAATAAAGTAATCGCGGAATGTTGCATCGGTAAAGTAAGCACTAAAAGTACCTGTTGCGCCTACAGTGCCTTGGAATACGTCTGGGCGTGTTAATGAACCCACCACCGCGTCTGCAACTGCCACATTACCGTTAACATCAAAATCAATTGAAGTAACAATTGCAACAGGTGAGCCTGCAACTAATAACAAACCATTAACACCAGCAGTAACGCCACCTGTTGTGATTGCAGTTGGTGAAGTTAACACTTGTGATGTGCCTGTTGATACGTTTAAACCAACTAACGGAAAATCAATAGTTGCCATGCCATTTGCAGGAATTTTAACCTGTGCATTAGTTTGAACAACGTCTTGGTAAACCTCTGATTGCGCTACGTCTGAAAACCAATGCTCAATAGTATAGTAATCTTGTGTTTGCGCAGTTTCTGGCACATAAGTATATTTGCCGGGAATGGCAATGGTTACACCAGTAACTGAAGTTGCATTATCAGCCAATGCGCTACCGTTTAACGTTTTAACGGTTAATGTGCTTGCTGTAACGCCTGTCACTAACAAATTTTTGTTTAAGTTAGCCGCATTAACGCTGCCGACTGTAATTCGAACCACATTACCAATTTTAATACCGCCCGTTAATGGGTTGCCTGTTTGAAATGTAATCACACCAGTTGAAGCAACAATAGTGACTGCCGCTGCTGTTAATGAAGAAATAGCCACAAAGTCTTTGCGCAATACAGACTGTAAAAAATCTTTGTATGTGCCAGCCGATAATTCTGCACTTAATGTACCCGTTACTTGTTTTGAGCCGTGTCTAAAATCAGCAATTTGTTGATCTGAGCGAATCTCATTTGATTGATAAGTATCTTTTGTTAAATTGATTGTGCTGGTCACACGTCTTAATTCTTGACCACCACTGCCTGAAGCTGGAGAACCCAACCCAGTTTGTTTTTTGTACGATACGACTTTTTTAACGCCTTGAGCAATTGTCATTTTGTAACCTCTTATGAGTAAATATCTGCTGAAAAATAAATTGATACCGGAATTTTATAAAGCACCCCGTCAATCAATGCCGGTGCAATTGATGGTGTCTTGTCAATAATAACAGTTATGCCGCCACTTGTTAAACTTGTGCCGCGTTTAAAATGATTAACCAGCAAATCAGCGCGTGTTGCTGCGGTTTTTGCGCCTGCATTGGGTGGATAACACAGTAGCACCTGCATAAATCCTTTTAAACGATAATGATTACCACCTAATGATGGATTAAGTGTGTCAGCCATCATTAAATTAACTTGCTGGTAGGCTGTTCCGACTACAGGCGTAAAAGGTACACTTTCCCATGCCGTTGCAATTGTAGGCGTAAGAGCGTTTAGTTTAGTTTCTAACGCTGTTCGGATTTCAACTAGAGCCATTTAATAATCCCTCAAATCGTGCAACGTTTATTCTTACCATGCCATTGGGTGATTTTGTACTGTAACCATATTCTAATTTCTGAATATATGGCACATTGTTTGTTAAGTACACAACACTTCCAGCTCTGCGTGGAATGGTTTGCAATATTTGCTCGTCTGAACCGCTTGCATCTTCACCCACAAAAGGCGCGCCGATTGTGCATTGCCAATTTCCGCGAGCGCGTCCAGTATCAACTGGTGTATCTTTTCTGATTCCTGCAAATATACCAAACGTTGCAGCCCTAATTCTGTCATCAACATGACCATTGGCGCGAGCAACAATTTGCGACATTGAACCTGTCATTTTCTCACCTGCATTTCATAAAGCGCGGGTAATTCACCCGACCAAACATAACGAACCGCAATCACTTGATAAACTTCACTGTTAATCGTTACTTTATCTGCTGGTTGTGGCGTTGTTGTGCCTAACGCTGCAATCATTACTTTTCTATCACCTGCTTGTACAACACCACTAATAAAATCAATGCCGTTAAAATCTTTAATAATTGCCGTATGCGTGGTACTTGTTGTTGTGCCTGCGCCCATTTCACCTGTTGCAGGGTCATAACTTCCTTCGACAATTGACGTTAGCGTGATTGATTTGCCAAATTTATCTAGCAATTTATCTGCTGTAGCGCGGGCGCGTGTATCGAGTGTCATGTTCTCACCAGCGAGCGCGACATATCATTGCCTTGTTGCTTAAAGAAAACAGAAAGCATTGCATCAATTTGTTCGTAGCGTGTTTGTTGTGGTGAAAATTTGTCGTACTCAACTTCAATAACGTCTACTTTTTCACGAATAATACCCTGTGTTAAATCTTGCATCAATATAGCCGTATAGGCTTTTAATGCTAATTCAGCGCAAGCGTTTTTAACTGTTACTGGCACAATGTCAAAATCCACATATTGCGGAAATACATTTGCCGATAATGAATCAATAAGTGGAACGTATAAGCGCGGCCAATCTAACGATTGTGTTGAGTATCTGCGATAACCCGCATATTGTAAACGATACTGCGCCACCATATAGTCTGTGGCTTTGCGTAGTAGTTGCTCTTTAATTGTGTCGCTGGTAATTGCCGCCCATGCAGTGTTGCCATGATTTGCGTGGTAAGTGGTTGCGTCTGCAACAGATACATAGCTTTCAGCGTTTGCTAATCCAGTGCCATCTTCAACTATTAAAGCCATAGTTTAATCCTTTTATAAAGGCGGGGAACGCGAACAGGAACGAACGCGAACCCCTAAAAAAATTAACCTAATAACGTTGCAACGTGATTTGGTTTCCAAACTTTAGTTCCGTACAAACAACGCACTTCAAGCATGGTTTTCATATAACCTTTATAAACTGCAATCTCAAACACTAAACCACTGTTAGGGTCTTGCACTGTCATAACGTCAACAGCACTATCACCACCATTAGGCATAGCAGGTGGACGCATACCTAACTCAACTGCTGATTTGTGGAAGGCAACGCTTGGTGTGTAAGAATCGCCAATTGTTAAAGCGTTTGCTGTAGCAATTACTTTTTGTGCGCCTGGCGCGTTTAACGAAATAGTGCCTGGAGCTGTAACGCCAGTACCAACAACATATTTGTTAACGGTATCTGCTGCAAATGTGACAACGTCACCAGCTAACACTGTGCCGCTACCTGTAACAAGAGCAATATCAGTTGCACCAATAGCAGTAGATCCTGAAGTAACGTAAGAAGTACCACCGCCTTTTGTGTGCGTAGTAATACCAGCAGACTCTTTAATCATAATGCCTTGCAAATCAAGCAAAGTGCCTTGACGCAATAACGCTTCATTGCCAGACGTATTAACTTGTTGAAGTGCTGCAAGGTTGCGCAATTTAACGCCTGCCGCTGTATTCATAACCAATGTGATTTGGTTATCAGTTGGACAGCCGTTATCAACTAAGATTTGACGCACTTGCGCAATGGTATCAAAGTTAGACGCGAATGGTGTAGTTCCAGCAGTACCAACAGCGCGTGATGCGCCTTTGTAAGCCGCTAAAAATAAATCTTGTTCAATTTTGTTGCATAATGCGCGGATTGCTTGCGCGATTTGATCGCCATAAATGGTTTCGTATCCAGCACCGTTGTTGACGTGCTTAATATCTTCACCAGTCCAAGGGATTTGCACTGACGCATAAGAGTCTAGCGTCATTGTTTTGTTGTCTACGGTTTGATCTGTACCTTCAGGGATTGTCATTGAAGGCGCGAACGAAGTGTTAACGCTTGGTGTGCGGGTAAATGCCGCGCGGATTGTGTCGCCTTTAGCAGCGCGGGTTGTTGCGTCACCGTTAATGGTGGCTGATGGGATAAAACCAACTAATTCACGACCAACTACGTCAGCCGCTTTGTATATGTCTGCTGCAAGGTTGTTGAGCACATTACTCATAATGATTGCCTTCTAAAATAAAAAAAATAATTAGACGGCAATCAATACAGGATAAAATTTACTCTGTAACTTTGCCGCCATTCTTTGCAAAACTAGCGCGTTCTGGGTGTGACATTGCGTCAAACGTTGAACGGTTTACAACTTGTTGTCCAGTGCCACTGCTTCCACCACTTGCGCCACCGCCATTATTTTGAGGTGCTGCAATATAATGTTTGCCGTCATCACTGGTTGCCCATTCTGTTACGAATGCGCTTAAATCTTTATCACCGATTACTGCTTTGCGTGTGTCGCCTTCAATTGCGATTTTCGCTTGTGATGATAACATAGCTTTCACCGCAGGTAAAAACGGAGCAGCTACACCAGCTTTCACGAGTGCATCGGTTAACCCATTGTCTAAAAGTAATTTAGACGTAAATCCACTTTCTGAATCTAGCGCGGCTTTAGTTTGCTCAAACGCTTTTTGTTGTTCTTTAATTGTCTTTTGTGACGCTGTTAGCTGATTTTCTAACCCGTCAATTTTTTCTTGTAATTTATCCAATTCCGCTGGGTCAATTTGCTTTCCTTTTCGTGCCTCTTTTAGCTCTGCTAAAAGTTCGCTATTTTTCTTTGCAAGTCCGCTTGTTGCTTCTTCTACTGCGGCTTTAATTTGCTCTGCAATACTTAATTCTTCTGACATATAACCCTCTGGGTTGGTTTAATAGCTCTGCTATTGGTTTAAGGTGTGCCGTTGATGAAAGGTGTAACACCAACGACACTAGAGTGAACACATGGCGAGTGTCAAGCGCATTTATACAGCATACTTAGTTACTTTTCAATTTTTTTTAATTGCTCAAGTGTTAACTCTTTGCCATTTTCAACAAATCTATCAAGTTTAACGCCTGATCTAAATATTTCAGCTTTTCCAACGCCTAACGCTTCATTTTGTTTTTCATGTGATTGTTTACGCAACCACTCGTCATAATTTATGGTTTCGCTAATTTGCCCATCAAGTGACGACCGCGTTCCTGCTGGTGGGTCTTTTAATCCCATTTCTTTCCATGATTTTAAAACAGGAACGGTTGATGATCTGCATCTAATGTGAATTGGTGGGCGTGGACCTTCATTTAATTTGAAGTTTTGACCATCATACGACTTGCACAAAGTAGTCGTGCGAAAATCCAACGTTGCCAAAAACTGCCAGCCTTTGATTAAATCATTATTAGCATTGTAAAACTCGTCTGTTGCCGTATTGGTAGCGTGTGACATTGCAGTTGATACCAATGCCTGCGTTTGACGCTTGTTTAACGCCATCACGCCATCGGTATATTGCAGTGCTTTTGTGCCAGTTATGCTCCTAACTACGTCATTGTATGATTGCCCTTCAACTAAACCCATTCTAACCGCGTCTTGTATGCGTGTGTAGCTGTCTTGGTCTAGCTTATCAATCCATTCCTTAATCAATTTACCTTGCAATGGTTTTGATTCTACCGCTGCAAATAATGTTACAGGCGCAACGGCTACCATATCAAGTACAATAGGCGTTGATTCATTGATGGTTTTAATTTGCCATTCCTGTTCGTACTCTGCGGCATCGTGCATATCACTGATTAACTCTTTACCGGCTAACGTGTAACCCTCATTTAAAATCGCCCGTACTGATTCCAAACGCGCATCAATCTGTGGGATTGTCATTTGG